CCAGGGCAGAACGATTCCAGTCATGCCGCCCCCTTGATCGTCATCAGGCCCATACGCAGCCAGGCGGCCTGGGTCTCTGCCAGGGCTCGCAGCAGGTCACGAGCGTCGATGTCACCACCCTTCACGCGGAAGTCCAGGCGGTCGTGGCAGTCACTGCAGGCGAACACCGCCATGTTGTCCGGGCTCTTCATCCCCATGCCTTTGTTGCCACAGGGCAGATGAGCCAGGACGGTTGTCTCTGGATTGAAGTTGCAGACGCCTGGGATGCGTAGGGTGCAGTCTTGGCCGCGGGCGCTGTCGCGGAGTTTCTTGGATACGATCCGGCTCATGCGGCCTCCGCGGACAGCAGGTCATCGAAGAACACGCCCTTGGGCACGTAGTAGGCCAGGATCGCGTCGGTGTACTCAGCGCCCTGCTTGGTGCCGAAGAGGCGGCTCACGGGGAATCCATCCGGCCCGAACAGCGGGTTGGCACCCATCAGGAACAGCTGTTCCTCGAAGGACTTGTCTGCGAAGTAGCGATCCCAGCCCTTGCCGAAGCGCTCATCGTCTCGGCGCAGGATCGGCACGCCCAGCATCAGCTTGCAGTAGGCCCATACCTCTTTCGGGTCGCCCTGCCCCAGCGTCTCGCTGATTCGCTTGTACATGCCCTGCCACAAGCGGTTCTGCTCGGCTGAGCGGTCGCGGCCTGGACGGACGCTGATCACCAGAAACTTGTGCTCGCGGAAGGCAGCGGTCAGCTTGGTCAGCGCGGTAGTGAGGCTGGCAGCGCCGTTGACGGTTAGGCGGAAGGTGTCCTTGGCGGTCGTTTTACGCTCGCTCATGCCTGACTCTCCTGAAGAAAACACCTAGCAGGAGCAGTTGGGTGCAGCTCACGTTTGGCCGCCAGATATGCAGCTCGCGCCTCGGCTTCGCTTTTGAAGTAACCAAGGTGGACGCGCTTTTCGCCTGCTCGAATGTAGGCCTTGTACTTGGATCTTCGACTGTCGTAGAAGAACCCCATCCCTACGCGGTTATGAGCGTTCTCGCTGTCTGAAACGGCACGCAGGTTGTCCATGTGGTTGTCTGAACGGTCACCGTTTATGTGATCAACCTTGGCCGGCCATACGTTGTGGCAAAGGAAGTAAACAACTCGGTGAGCCACAAGTGTCTTTCCCATGCACTGCCCATGGAAGTAACCGTCTTGATTCTTAGTGCGCAATGCTGGATCTCCAGCACGAGCACGGCTTGAGACGTGGCTGACCCAACGCAGTCCAGTTAGGCTTGATGCGTCATACTCCAGGTGCGAAAGGATGTAGGCCTCAATTTCAGCTGGGACACTCATTTATCCACCTCGCAATCAGGCTGACTGGCTTCGCCGCTGGAGCGGTGGACGAGGGGCTGGATGGCGCGCTCGCGGGCATCAAGGTATGCCTCAGAGCCCACCCATACCCCGCCCTCGCATGCACCCCACGCCGCACCTATTAGGTGAGCCTGCCGAAGCAGGCCAGCCAGCTGTTCCTTGGTGAGCATGATCATGCGCGACCTCCTACCAGACGCTGGCGGCCGGTGCGCAGGTCGAATAAGGAGGCGTCGGCATACTCAGCCAGGTCGTCTTCTTCAGGCTTGAAGTCGCCACGCAGGGGCATGAGGTGGGCAGGATCGGCGATCACCCAGCCATCAGCGCCACACCAAGACTTGACTCCCTCTCCTAGCACCAGCCAGCCGGCGGAATCAGCCGCGTTCTGCAGACGCATCCCATCGGATGGATCTACCCAGTTGCTTATCTGTTCAACCTGGAGGAACTCTTCCAGAACCACGGTCTTACCAATGTTCTGCGGCACATTGAATGCGCCGACGATCATCGCCAGATCACCCGGCTTGAAGTTATGCATGGCTAGGCTCCAGGTGCTGGGTCTCTCCGAACCTCGTCTCGGCGTAGAAGTGGCCCTTGCGCCATTCCTCATGCGCGAAGGTGTCGGGCTTGTATGGGTTGTCATGCCGGCCTTCGTACCAGTCGTTGATGCCCTCTTCCCATACGGTGGCCATGGCGGTTGCGGTGTTGATGGTCATGCTGCCTCCTGGGCTTCACCCATGATCTGGTGGTGGCGTTCGCAGATGGTCTTGGCTTCGTTGAAGGTCGGGACGAACAGACTGATGAACTCGCCGGAGAAGCTGGGCCGGTACTCGGCCTGGTCAGCGATGAAGACCTTCGCGATTTTGTAGGCCGGGATGGTGTTGCTCACGGCCAGGTAGTCGCCTTCGTTCTTCCATTTCATGCTGCAGCTCCTTTGCGGGCGCTGCCCCACTCGAACTTCACAGCAATGCCACCGCCCTCGCGCAGACGGTCAACACAGCGTTCGCCAATAGCCTCGGCCAGCTCGCTGGGCTTGAGGTTGGTGATGATGACGGTCGGCTTCTGCTGCTCGTATCGGCCGTTGATGACGTTGAAGAGCGTGGCCAGCTCGAACTCGGTCGGCTTGGTAGCTCCCACCTCGTCGATGACCAGCAGGTGCGGAGTGACCAGGGCAGCGAAAGCCTGCGCCTCGCTGTAGCCAGAGCTGTGGTCGTAGCTGCCCTTGACGTACTGGAGCAGCCCGGAGACGGTGCGATACATCGGCATGTAAATTCCCTCAGAAGCGAGGAAATTAGCGATCGCGCATGCCAGGTGTGTCTTTCCGGTTCCAACCTTTCCGGACAGGATCAGGCTTCGCCCTTCCCGGCAGTTCTCGTCGAAGTTCTCTGCGTACTTTTGGCAGATCCCCAGGGCCCGGCGCTGTCCATCGTTTTCGGCTCGGTAGTCGGCGAACGACTTCGAGCAGAAGCGAAACGGGATGAGCGCGCTTCCCATGCGGGTCTCGAATGCGCGTTTCTGCTCGGCTGCTTGCTTGCGCTGCTTGTCGGCCAGCTCTTGCTCGTCACGCAGCTTCACGCACTGAGGGCAGTTGCTGCGGAACTCCTTGCGGAAGATCCTGGTGACTCGCTGCTCGAAGGGGCCGTGCATCTCGCAATTGGCGCGCTCGAAAGTCTGGCCATCAGTTGCCAGAGTGATTGCTTCAGAAGCCATAGGTGCCATCCTCCCGCTCGTAAAGACCTTCGCTGTAATCGCGATCGTCGAAACCATGATGGCGACTACGGAGTTGGTGAACGTTCGACGGGCGGACCTCGTCGTTCCAGCGCTCGCCGTTCAGCCAGGTGGTCGGATGTGGGACGAACTGGCCATCGTCTTTCAGCCAGCCAGCGCTAGCGCATTGGCGATCAAGACCCGCAATGATCTGGGCGAACAGGGCAGCGTCAGGATTGATCTTGTCCCACTTCGCCCGGGCCTTCGCCTTGCAGGTCTTGTTCGGGTACTTGGCCCAGAACAGGTCGAACAGGGACTCGGTCGGCTCTTCGGCCACCAGATCCATCTCGACCGAAACCGGCGCGACTTCCCCCTCGGGGGCTAGGGGGGTATTGGAATCAGGAATCAGAGAATCAGGAATCAGAGAATCAGATGGGCTTGTCACTGCCTTGGCACTGCCTAGGTTGTGCTCAACCACTTCCTCTTCCTGGGGAGGCTCTACCAAGGCAGTTTCAGCAACCATCTCAGGCAGTGAGCTGCCCTGCTCACGGATGTGCGGAGCCTGGTGCTTGGAAAAGTTAACAACCTGAATGATGCGCTGATCGCCTACTTGATAGCGGACGATGAAGCCAGCCTGAGCGATCCGGTTGAGGGCCTGATCAGCGTCAAGATTGTCGTAAGGAAGGGCCTCGGCTTTGATTCGCTTCGGGCGATCTTCCAAGCGGCCTTCACGATCTGCCAGCATCCACAGGTAGATGAACAGCAGCCGCTCCATGGCGTTGAGTTCGGCCAGATCCTCGTTGGCCATGATTCCGGGTTTGATGTTGCGGGAACGGGCCATTATGCGGGCTCCTGTTGAAGAGCTTCTTTAGCTGCAAGAGCCCTGGATGCACGACGCTGAATTTCAAAGACCACATCGCCATCTAGGTACTCGGTGTACATGTCCACCGAGCGGGACAGCCATTCGTAGAGGTCAATTGGCTCGACGCGGAAGAACTCCCGGGCGGGGTTCACGCGATCTGCATCGAAATAAGCGTGGATGGCGGCCTCTACTGCACGAGCGTTATCTACTTCCACGTAGAGCTGGATGTAGAAGTCTTCTGGCGCAGAGGTTGAGGAGGACAGTTCTTTGCAGCGCTGGGATGGAGAGCGCTCGGTGTATCCGATCTTGCAGATACCCGGCATACAATCGTTGGTGAGGCAGTAGATGAATCCAATGTTCATCGCTATACTCCGAGTCGTTTAGTGCTTCATCTGAGCCCAGGCGCCACACCTGGGCTTTTTCTTGCCTTCCGTTTGCCCCATCAGTTACGAATGAGGCCCTCTTCAGGTCTTGGTCCGGAACGGGGTAACCGTTCCTCTCGTTCTCTTTGGCCTGGTCCGTGGATCTCATCTCTTATGGGCACAGGCCCTCCCCAGCCCCTTCAGGCCACGTGGCTGTCGTCGTTATGCTTGAGCAGGCTCTTCAGGCCTTCTTCGAGGAGTTCACGAGCCAGAACGGCTTTCTGCGTGCGGTGGAACTTGGCCAGCGAGGACAGAAGATCGTCGGTGTCTTCGTCCAGTCGAACCTTGGTGATGTGATCCCGGATGTGTTTGGGGTCGGCGTACATGCTGCTACTGCTCCTAAGCGGCTTGCGGGTTGGTGGATTCGTACAAGGCCTCAATGGCCTTACCTGTTTCGTACCGGACGGCAGCGCCTTTGCTGGCCCGGTGGATCGTTGGCTGGGTAGTGCCGATGTGCTTGGCGATCGCTGCTTGCGATAGGCCTCGGGCGGCTAGTCCTGCCAGCATTTCCTGCACGGTCATGGCGTGCCCTCCAATGCGGTTTCGTATTGAATCCATAATACGCAAAGGTATTGAACAAGGCAATAGACTGCCCCGTGTGATACGTTTGTTTATTGGTGAGCAATGAAGATTGGTGACAGAGTGGCGGCCAAGATGGCCGAGCAAGGCTGGAGCGAGGGAGAGCTAAGCAGGCGCAGCAAGGTGCCTCAGCCGACTGTGCACCGGATAATCACGGGCGAATCGAAGAGTCCCAGGCAGTCCAATATCGACAGCATTGCGAAGGCTCTTGGCGTCGCAGTCGAGTTCCTGTGGTACGGCGGAGAGGCGAAAGCCATGCCGCCAGCCGAGGTGAGATCAACGGTGGCTGACTACACAGCCGCAGCGCTGGTTGACGATCGCTTCATCATCATCCCTCGCTTCGACATCTCAGCCTCAATGGGCCCAGGTGTCGTCGTGCCAGAGCACCTTGAGGTTCTGCAGCAGCTCGTCGTGGATCGTGAATGGATTCGGGATCAGAGACTGAACTACTCCGCCCTGCCAAACCTGGTAGTCATCACAGGATTTGGCGACAGCATGCTTGGCACCTTCAGCAGTGGAGACCCGCTGCTAGTAGACCGCGGCGTGAATGCGATGGACAAAGACGGCATCTATGTCTTCACGCGCAAGGATCACCTGCACATCAAACGCCTTCAGTTCATCGATGGCGACAAGGTTCTGGTCATCTCTGATAACAACGCCTACAAGCCGTATGAGGTGCCTTTGGCCGAGGTGAGCGTGCATGCCAGGGTGCTGATAGGACTGAACGTCAGGAAGATGGAATAGCGGCAACCTCTTCGGCATCGACACGTGCGTCGTTCGCTCAAGCGTTCGGCGAACGTGCCGATAGCTTCTCAAGGCTTATCGCACCTTCTCTAGCGGTAACGCTTCTTCACGAACGTTCATTGAGCATCACGGTCTGTGGTTGTATAGTTAACCCACATTGACGACGCGGTCACGGCCGCTTAAGCCATGTGTGAAACCACCTCAGGGTGGTTTTCCTGTCTCTGGCGCGATGCCAGGCAGCAAAAGGTTTGGGGTGATCCCGACCAAGGAGATAGACATGAAATTCCAGGCTTTCGCTCGTCGCGACACGAAGCGTGAAGAAGTGAATTTCGACGTCCGCCGCATGGAAAAGGCACTTTCTGGTGAGCGCTTCACGCTGCCTGATAACGTCCAGGCGGATGATTTTGACGAATGGATGCGCGAGACCGCCAAGAGATGCCGTACCAAGTAGAAGTCGGGGAAGTCTTCGTTCTGAAATACAACGGACTTCCTCAGGACCAGCGGCAGCTAATCCAGGCCTTCGTCACACACTACCGATCTCACGGCCTCGAGGGTTGGCGCGGAAAGGTAGCCAAGACCGACAACGTGCCCATGAGCGACCCTGACAGATCTCACAAGATTTGGTGGGCGAATCGCCATAACCTATGGCATGCGCATGTTGGACACCCACACTGGAGTCCAGGCCAGAACCCATACGTTAAATACGAGACATCGGACTGGGTGGTCCATTTCCAGAAGGTTAGCGCTCAGCTCATTGCGCTGATTGACTACGATCATCACAATCCGATGAGTATGCCCGTCAGGAGCATGCTGTATCGAAGCTAGCCCGGCCCAGCGCCGGGCTTTCTGTATCTGATCACCGGGAATTCCCGCCCACCCCACCAAGGCCCGCTACGCAGGCTGGCTTTTTTGCGCCCATGGCCTACGCTTATCGCCTGGGCTCGATCAGCCCCCAAAGGTATTGAGCCAAGGCCCGCACAGGAGTCCGGGCCTTTCTTTTGCGTCAGAGTGATCAGGCCTATGCTGACCCTTTGCCCCGGAGGTCGCTATGGAAGATCCCCTACTAGCCCTGCTATACCGCCTCAACGAGAACCAGCTAGCCCTCGGCATGGCCATCGAGGAGCTGACAGCCTGGGTCGTTGATCGTGGCTCCGTCGACGTCGGTAAAGCTGTCGAGCTGCACATGACTACCCTCGAAGAGAACTCGCATGTGATAGCTGATGCGTTGGCCGACCTCATAGCCGAGCGCGCTGGCCGCCCGAAGACCTGATGCTGCAGCCCAGATAGAAGCCCGCCGCCGAGCGGGTTTTTTCTGCCTGCGAGAAAAATAATGCGTTTCCGTATTGACACGCCTAATACGCTTTCGTATTGTTCACCCATCGACGCAGCGAACACTGCGAGGCCCTCAAAAGGGCCGACCTTCCGGACACACCGGATAGCACGGGACCAGCGAAGTGATCCCCCTGCCCCGCAATGGCTAGTCCAGCGGGACCGACAGGCCCTCAGAACAGAGGGAGTTCTTTGACATTGAATGCGCCGCCCAAGAGGCCAGTAGCTGCGGGCGGCGAGTTGTACCGATCACCTCGCAAGAGGCTGTATCGGAGAGCGTCATGGTGGTCGCTTGCGACCTAGCCTAGAGAAGCCGGTTTTTACCAGTGTCAACCTCAGTATCTAGGTGCCCTCGGAAGACCATGACGCTCCCCGATGCAGGAAGACGGAGTCGCGCCAGTTAGCACACAACAGGCACTGGCACTGCATCACCCCTTTTCGCCAGTACGCACATCACCGCAATCCCCCAGCGGTGCGTGCTGGCGCTTTTATCCCCAAACCACTGAGGCCGCAAAGACGCGGCGAGGGATCGTCATGTCCAACGAAATCACGCTAGACCTTGACCAGTACATCAGCGAAGACGAGAAGCGCCAGATTGCCCGGGAAGAATTCCGGGAGGCGTGCCGCAGAAGCTCCAAGGAAAACTTCGAGCGAATCCTGAGCAACGCCGGCTACGAAATGGTGGCTGCGGAAGTGGACAAGGCCTTCGATGAAGGAATGGCTGCAACGGTTAAAAAGAACGCGATCCGCGTGATCAACGAACTGTCCAGCCATAGCGTATTCAGCGCGCCGAACGCCTGGGACCGCGAGCCTAGCAAAGGCTGGCAGATCCTCCAGGCCTCAGTAGATGAAAGCCGCAACCTGATCCAGGAGCGGGTCCAGACAATCATCCAGAAATACGACGACCACCAACTTCGGGAAATCCTGGAAGAGCGGATGGTTGACGCGCTGATCGAGAAGCTCAAGTCGTAACACCTCCCCGCGCTACGGCGCCCATCGAGACCCACACCATGAACGCATACGCACAGATCGCGGCGCTCGAAGGCGCCCAGCGGCAGTACGACAACGCCTGCCCGGCTGAATCCGAAGCCTGGATCGACACGAACGCCGGCGAGCACTGGCTCAGCTGCTGCACCGAGCGGTTCGAGATGGGCCTGGACGTCTTCGTCGGGCACATCAAGCTCCCTTACATGGAGTTCCTGCGCCGCTTCAGCGAGCAGCGCGCCGAGATCGATGCCAACGACATCGAGTTCACCCTGGATGAGCACCTGATCATGGGCACCGTCTGCCACCGGTACGACGGGCTCAAGGAGAAGGTGGTACTCGAAATCGTCAAGCCGTTCGCCGCCCTGGCTGAGCGGGATGCCAAAGACAAGGAGGCTGAGTAATGGACAACCACATCCGCAAAACACTGGGCGAACAGGCCTGCAAGGACATCGAGACCGAGCTGGCAGCCATCGTCACCGCATTCGACCCGCCGTCAGTGATGGCCCGAGCCTGCGGGATGATCACCTTGGCATCCAACCTGGGCCTGCTGCAGACCTTCCAGACAGCCCTGTACCTCCAGTACGCCAACGAGTACCTCCGGGCCAGCACGCAGACAGGGAGAGCAGCATGAGCAAACTCGCAATAGCGATATCCTGGATCGCTTCGATACTTTCGTCGGCTTTCCTAGGCCTGGCCCTGGCTGCAGTGGCCATCCACCTCGGCGACCGGTTTACCGACAACGACACCTCTCGCTCCTTCTACCTCACCGATAAGGACGTGACCTGCTTTCTGATCAAAACCCGCGGCGAACAATTGATGGACTGTCTGCCTGGCGAATACGGCAGCGAGGAGTCTCCAGAATGAGCAACGTATTCGTTCACCCTACCGTATCCAGCGCCGAGCAGACCAGCGAACTCCAGCTCAGCAGCTGCCACCGCATCCAGCATCAGGGCGCCTACCGGGTACTGGTGCCGAACCCCGAGGCAACTCGCATCCTGGCCCGCCTGAAAGACTATCAAGCGCGTCGCGGCCTTGCTGACAAGATGATTGAGCGGGAGCTGCAAGCATGACCCGTGCCCTGCTCTGCTGCTTCGTAGTCAACGCCCTCGGCTATGCAGCTCTCTACGCCGCTATAGCACCCCTCTTCCGCTAATCCCAGACCCACCACCTTCCACCGGCTGCATCCGCGGCCAGGACTCCTGCTGCCATGAGTAACTCACTTCAGGTCATCAGCGATGACATCTACGGCGCGCGCAACGCGTTCGCATCTGTGCTGACCGACCGCTCGCTCAACTTCGAGCGTGAGGCCGAGTTCGCCATCCAGACCATCGGTAACAACGACTACTCGATGAAGCTGGCCTTGAACAACCGCCAGTCTGTGGTCAACGCGGTGACCAACATCGCAGCGATCGGAATCAGCCTGAACCCAGCCACGAAGCAGGCCTACCTAGTGCCCAGGGATGGCCGGATCTGCCTGGACATCAGCTACATCGGCCTGATGGATCTCGCCATGAGCACCGGCGCGATCCGCTGGGCTCAGGCCGAGCTGGTCTACAGCAGCGACAGCTTCGCACTGAACGGCTTCGACAAGCCGCCGACCCACTCCTACAACCCCTTCTCGAAGGACCGGGGCGAGGTGATTGGCGTCTACGTGGTGGTCAAGACCGCCGATGGCGACTATCTGACCGAGACCATGAGCATGGATGAGGTCAACGCGATCCGCGACCGCTCTAGCGCTTGGAAGGCATGGATCAGCAAGCAGAAGTCCTGTCCCTGGGTCACCGACCCGGGTGAGATGGCCAAGAAGACGTGCGTGAAGCGCGCCTACAAGTTCTGGCCCAAGACCGACCGCCTGGAAGAGGCCATCCACTACCTCAACACCGAGGGTAATGAGGGGCTTCAGCAGACTGCGGCGCCGGCGGGCAACCCTGACCTTGCCCGGCGCTGGATCGATCAGGCGGTGAACTGCCAGACGAAAGAGGCGCTGAAAGGCATCTGGGCCAGCGGACTGGCTGACATCAAGCAGGCCAAAGACATGGCCGCCTACAGCCAGTTCAAGGCAGCTGTCGAGAAGCGCAACGCGGAGCTCGATCAGGAGCCCATCGAAGGAGAAACCGCATGAAAGCCATTGATATGTCCGGACAGGTGTTCGGGCGCCTCAGTGTAATTCAGCGCTCTGGATCTGATGGTCACGGCATGGCGCTTTGGCTTTGCCGCTGCGAATGCGGGGTCGAGAAGAGGATTCCCGGGCGAAATCTACGCAAGGCGCGCCAAGTCTCCTGCGGATGCCTACGACTGGAGCGCCTTAAGCGCGGCTCACTCAAGCACGGTATGACCAGCTCACCAACTTGGTCGGTGTGGCGAGACATGCGCAAGCGCTGCAGCAATCCCAAGGCGGATAATTTCAAGCATTACGGCGGCAGAGGAATATCTGTCTGCGATCGCTGGCAAGACTTCAGCGCTTTCGTTTCTGACATGGGTGAACGTCCGGACGGGATGTCGCTTGAGCGAAAGGACGTGAACGGGGATTACGAGCCAGGCAATTGCATCTGGATACCGGCGACAGACCAGCCGAACAACACAAGGCGCTCGATCATCGTCGAGATAGATGGCCAGAGCGTATGCCTCAAGGTCGCCTGCAAAATGCGCGGGCTCTCCTACTCAATGGTCAGGGATCGAATCAGAACCCTGGGATGGGACGCTGAGCGAGCAATGAGCGAGCCCAAAAAGATCAACGGCAGCACTTACGCATAGGTATGACGCGATGAAATACATCAACTGTGCCCAGGGCACGAGTGAGTGGCTGTCGGCAAGATCTGGCCTCATCACCGCATCTCGTTTCTGCGACGCGCGCGCAAAGCTGACCAAGGCGAGCAAGAATGGAAAGGTCGGCGATCCTAGCGGTGCAGCCATCGAGTACGCATGGAAAACAGCCATTGAGCGAATAGCCGGAACACCCGTTGGCGACACCTTCGAGACGTGGCAAATGCGAAGGGGCACAGCATTGGAGCCTCACGCCCGCCTGGCCTATGAGTCGAGCACTGGGAACCTCGCGAGCGAAGCCGGTATCGCCCTGACCGACGACGGGGTATTCGGGTATTCGAGTGACGGCCTCATCGATGCAGATGGAATGATCGAGATCAAGTGCCCGGCGGCCTCGCAGAAGATCGGTACCACCTGGGCGAACCCGGAGCGCGCAGCCGACGAATACATCGACCAGATCATGGGAGGCATGTGGATCACAGGTCGGAAGTGGTGTGACCTAGTCATCTACTGCCCCTGGCTTGAGCCGGTCGGGAAAGACCTATTCGTGCAGCGACTTGAGCGCGACGAGGCGTTCATCGAAGAGCTCGAAGACGACCTCCTGCAGTTCAAGCTGCTGGTCGACCAGTTCGAGGCAAAACTCCGGGAGCAAGCCGCATGAACACCTGCGCCAACCTCTTCCGCTCCGAATCTGAACTCCGCGCTGCCCTGGGTAGCGCTGCGATCCTGGACCCGATCAAGCACCCGCATCGCTGGGAGCAGGAGTTCCTCCGCAAGCGTGCCCAGTCTCGGGCCCGGTTCAACTCCGACTGCGACGCAGCTCAGGCACTGATGTCGCCGCGGGCAATCGCGTGCTCCCTGACCCTGGCTAAGCGCCGCGCCGAAAAGGCCGAACGCATCCGCGAGCTCAGCCACATGTCGACGCTGGAGATCGCCGAGCACACCGGCTGGAGCATCCACACCATCCGCAAGATCTGCGCCGAGCACCACATCAAATGCGCCCGCCCGCGCAAGGAGTCGAACCATGATCAGTGACTTCGCCCACGACATCCGCGCACGGGCAGCCGAACGAACCGAGCTGGACATGATGATCGCTACCTACCTCGCCCAGGGCGGCCAGATCACATGCCTAGATCCCGAGCCTGAGCCCGAGGCCATCCATGCGGAATGGCTCAACAACAGCCGACGCGCCAAGCTCATGACTGTGCGGGCGCAGCGCCGCAGCAAGGTGGAGCGTGCAGCATGACAATCGACTGGAATAATGCTCCAAAAGGTGCGACTCACTGGGGACCAGAGACCGAAGATTATCGCGGGGCTTGGTACAAGCGATCCGAAGGAAATTGGTTTTTCTCAGACAAATACACTGACTGGGAATGGGCGAGAGACTTCTCTCTAGATCAATACCGAATCCAAGAGATGGTTCCGCGCACTTCTGAATGGTCCGGAGAAGGGCTTCCGCCAGTTGGAACGGTTTGCGAGTACCGCTGGGGAGGTGTTTGTAGACAGGTGGAGATTATCGCGCATTGGATGGCCCCTGCGGATTTGGTGGCCGTCTACGTGCCCTTGGAAGATGGCGCTCACAGCACTGAGTGCGGGCGCGCCATCGCGAACGCTTTCCGCCCTCTCCGCACCCCCGAGCAGATCGCTGCCGAGGAGCGGGAGCGCGAGATCGAGGCGCTGGCCACCGACATCATGGGCGAGCAGCACATCAGCGGACGCGTCATGGCAGAGCGTCTGCACACCCTGGGCTATCGCAAGGTTGAAGGCGGTGCAGCATGAAGCGCCGGAAGTTGAATAACACCCGCGCCCGGGTCGAGAGAGCCAGCCGAGCCCTGCTGAGCACCAACTACGTCGGGGTGATCAACATTGATCCCCACGGCGGCCAGTTCCTGGTGCATCTGAAGACCGGCAAGCCGATCCGCCATGGGGTAGCCCTGGCCAACGCCGTCTGCGACATCGCCCACCGCTGGGTCATCTACTTCAGCGCCTTCTGCATCGACCAGAACGGTCTGCACTACATCAAGTCCTGCGAGATCGCGACACCAGGAATCCACCTGGCCGGGCAGCTCACCGAGGTGATCGAGGAGCACTACCGGGCACTGATGGACACATGCAACCGGCGCCACATCGTCGGCAGCGCCTGGATAGCCAACCCCTGCGGCGTCTCCCTCAGCGAGGAGCAGGCGGCCCATATCTACGACGTCACGGGCGCTTGGCAGCACGTTGAGCGCACGCAAGCAGCTTGACCCTCCCCGCATGCCATCTGGCGTGCCGACAGAGTATTGATCATGACAACGAGCAACCAACTGCTGCCGTGCCCGTTCTGCGGGGGATCTGCGGCGTATCAACGGCTGCGTGACGGTTCCAAGTATGGCGCCTATGAGTGCGGCGAATGCGGCGCTCAAGGACCAGACGTTCGAACTGGCTATGGCCCGGAAGAGGAATGGCGAGACAAGGCCATTGCTGCCTGGAATGAACGTAGTTCCGACACCCCGCCTGCCGCCGCTTCTGTGGCTGCTTGTGAGCCAGTGGCGTATGCAGCCTTCGCCGATAACGGGAACATCCAGATGTGGTGCAAGGCTGGCATCGACGTGGCGTGCGTCTTCGCGAGCACCGGCAAGAAGCCGGTCCCGCTCTACGCCGCGCCGCCTGCCGACGCTGAGCCGGTGGCGTGGATTTACGAGAAATACATTGGCCCCAGTCTGACCGGCGAGCATCCAGATGGGCTTTGGTCGCCTACTAGATTGACGGATGAGCGTCCGCACTCGACAGATAGAAATGTAGTGCCGTTATATGCCGCCGCGCATGGGGATGAGGCGGTGCGGAAGGATGCGACAGAAGCGGTGATGCAGCGGGCGTGTGCCGAGTTACCAGAAGACTGGTACATCGAGATCCACCTGGAGAATGGTTCGGGGTACGCAACCCTTTTCAATGACGGGATAGTCGTGGACTTTGGCCAGGACTTCGAGAGCTTCGGCGCACAGGTCGAAGCTGCCATCGACGCCGCCATGCGCGCCCATAGCGACAGGGAGGCGCAGTGATGGAAAGCCGCATCGACAGCATTCGCTACTACACCGCGCCCAAGCGCAAGAAGCCAAAGGCCGGCGACGAGAAGGTGGTCAAGGGCGTGACCATGATCCGCCAGCAACAGCGCATGGAGTACGGCCCCCACGCTGGCGCTTACATGGTCAGCAATGGCCGGCCCTTGTGGGAATGGGTCGAGAAAGGCAGCTCCAAGGATCGGACAGCGCCATCTCGTGACAAGCCATGAAAGGCTCCATGTCCCGCTTCTCCTTCCAGCACTCCACATCCATCTGCGACATCTGCAATCTCTAGGAAAAGGATCGCAAGTCATGAGCAAACTAGTTTATGGCGTCGGAATTAACGATCTTGCCAGTGAAGAGGGAAAGACGGATTTCTATCGAAAATGGGTCCGCATGTTGGAGCGCTGCTATTCAGCTAAATACCTCGAAAAATACTCAAGCTATAAGGGTTGCTCGGTATGCGCCGAATGGCTGACCTTCTCTAACTTCAAGGCATGGATGAAAGGTCAGGATTATGAAGGAAAGCATTTAGACAAGGACATCTTGATACCTGGCAATCGGATTTATTCACCGGACACATGCGCTTTCATTAGTTGTCAGCTAAATCTCTTCCTGATCGAAGGAGGCGCAAGAAGAGGTGAATATCCAATAGGCGTCGACTTTCGTAGAAAGACCAACAAGTTTCGCGCGCAGTGCAACGCCAGCGGCAACCGTAAGACTCTTGGTTATTTCGATACGGCTGAAGAGGCCCATGCTGCCTGGCTCGAATACAAGCTTTCCCAGGCTCGCATTCTAGCCGCTCAGCAGAGCGACCCACGCATAGCTGCCGCCCTGGTAGCGCGCTACGAAAACTACACGGACTCTGCGGCCCGCGCGGCATGACCGCTGCTCGAAGATCCGCCAGCAGGAGCACGCACAACGTCACGCCAGCTGAGGTGACTTATGTCCATTCGGAAAGACCTGGAGCAGGCGCACGGCCTGCCCTTCGATAAGCTCATGGCTCGGTACGCGGCCCAGGACCTCTCGCGCAAAGACACGGCGCGTATCCTGGGCATCTCCTACCAGGCCCTGCTGAAACTCCTGCAGCGTCACGGAGACCCGTTCGAGCCCCAGGAAGCTGCGCTGCGATACTTCCGGGAGCATGGTGAAACACTGGCAGCGGCAGCGATCAGGCTGTCCAAGACCCACACCCTGCACCAGGCAGCGCAGCTTCTTGGCACCAGCGGCAACTCTCTGCGCAAGGCCCTAGACGATCGAGGGCTCCAGGCAACCTTCGTTCAGCGCTACGGCGCAGGCCGGCAGCGAGAGCGTTCAGAGCGATACCGGAGCTATGAGGTGAACGGTGTTCGCGGCTCCCTTCGAGAGCTCACGGAGCGATTCGCCTCTGTGCCCCTGAGCACCGTCCGGCACCGCGTCCACGACAGCCACTGGCCAGTCGAGAAGGCGGTGCTCTGGCCCTACGTCGAGATCGACAACCGCGACGCCAATCTGGAGCGCATCCAGGCCGGCGCCCGGAAGGCATTTGCCCGCATCAACGCAAAGCGCCGCTCTCGCAAGTCCGCCTGACCCACCTACCCCTACCCCATTGAACCTGCGCCCTGGCGCGGGATGAGGATTGTCATGTCTACGAAAAAGCCACGCCGCCCGTATGCCGATCAGCAAATCATCAACGAAGCTGCCGAGGAGATGGCGCTGATCATCGACGCTGATGCGGCAACGATTGCCCAGCATTACTCGCATCGCATGGATGGCTACGAACTGGCTCGCGAGCTAGAGAAGTACGCCTACTGGGACGTTGATCGCGACATGATGGAAAAGCTGGACGAGATGGAATCCATTGTCGACGAGAAGCTCAAGGCGGCTGAAAAGCGCTGGGCAGAGGAAAACGATATCCAGCCAGACCTACCGAATGGCACTCGGGTGCAGTGCAACGTACGCAAGCAGTTCGGTTTCATTGATGGGGTCTGTGAATACGACGTAGCCCGGTATCTAGTTCGTGATGAGAACCGGCCTGATGGTGATACGAGCCGCTGGGTAATACGGTTCGAGGACGTAACCCCCGCACCGGCAGAGGCGACCCAGCAATGACATTCGAAGCCTGGTACAAGCAGAAGTATCCGGATGACCTCATGGACGAAGGCCTGAGCGTAGCCTTCCGCGAGGTCGCACAGGCAGCATGGGAAGCCGGCCGCGCCGCCTCCCGCCGCCCTATCGCCATCATCCAGCGCTCCGGCAATAGCTGGAACGTCTTCGAGCAGCGCTACAACGATGACCGCACCGAGCGGAATGACCGGTTTATCCGTGGCGGCTTCGTCACGTCGGTCGATGCCACTAGCTGGGCCCGATCGAATGGGTATGAGGTGGAAATATGAGTCTTGACGTGTTCGACGTGCACAAGCTCTACACCTGCAAGGGTAAAGGCGGGCGCTATCAGCCGGTAGAAACGGCGAAAGCAGCTGGCGTTCTTCGGAAAGACTCGCCAAGCCATCTGGTCATCTACTACGACATCGACACCAATCAGCTGTATGTGCGTACCGAGCAAGACTTTCTGGACCGAATGGAGGCACTCGAATGAGCGAAGAAAGCGAAGTGATCTACTTGGCCGGCCTGGCGCGAATGCTGGGAAAGACCGAGGCGTCTATCAGGGAAGGGATTCGCCGGGGCGTTGAGTGGCTGCCGAAGGGAACGAAGATCGCGGGCAAGCACGCCTGGCTGAGGGAGGATGTGCGCAAGTTCCTGCGCGAGTACGTGGACGGCCAGCACCATAAGGCCAAGCCGGGGAGGAAGCGGAGAGAGCCGCCGACGTTGCGGGGGGTTGCGTGATGGAGGAATGGAAGCAGGTCCCTGGCTATGAGGGACTCTATAGCATCTCCAGTAAAGGCCGGCTGCGAAGGGATACTGGAGGGAGAGGAACCGTAGAGGGGCTAATCCTGAAGCCTAGGATGCACAAAGATGGCTACGTAAAGTACGCCCTCACCAAGGATTGCGTCCAGACGGCCCACTTCGCACACCGCCTGGTGTATCAAGCGTTCATCGGCAGCCTAGTGCCAGGAATGCAAATCGACCACCTGAACCAATGCAAAGACGACAACCGCGTGGAGAACCTTGAACAGGTTTCACGCCTGGAAAACATGCAGCGATCATTCAGGGCCGGTAGAAACATGGCCAAAGGGGAGCGAAACAGACGAGCGAAGATCACGGAGGATATCGTTCGATCCGTCAGAGAGATGCGCTCCTGCGGGCACAAGTACACTGACATTGGACGTAGGTATGGGCTATCGAAATATCACATCAGTCAAATCGTACTTAGGAAGTGCTGGGCGCATGTAGCCTAGACCATACGCTCAGCAAGGTCATGTGGGCTAAGGTGAGTGTATCTTTGCAATTGGCTTAGAGTGCGATGCCCTGTCACGCTGGCCACTTCCATCATGTTGAAGCCCCGCTCGAACAGCCGACTCGTCGCCTCGTGCCGGAGATCGTGAAGGCGCAAGCCTTCTACTCCGGCCGCGGCGCAGGCTTTCGGGAAGTAGTTGCTGACGGTGTTCAAGGTCAGCGAGAAATACCGTCCGCCGCCAATCGGTGTGGGCAATCCCGCCAAGAGCTCCAGGGCCCGCTTCGATAGGGGCACCGCCCGGCGCTCGCCGTTCTTCGTGTCTTCGAGGAACGCCACCTTTCCCCGTATCTGATCTTTGCGCAGCATGACCAGCTCGGAGCGGCGCATGGCCGTCTCGATGGCCAGTTCGATGATGACCGGCAGCTGAGCGTTCATTTCGCCCGCTGCCTTGTACAGCCGATCCAGCTCTGCCGGCGTCGGACGGCGGTCACGCTGCTTGCTGCCCTTCGGCATCCGGATGTTCTTGCAGGGATTCACTAGGCCCTGGATGCCCCAATCCTTTACCGCCACCGTATAGAGGTGGGACAGGATCGCCAGATTCAGACGGACGGTTGCCGTAGATACGCCGCGCTTCAGCTCGCTATCGCGGTAATCGGCCATGGTCGACGACTTGATCGCAGCCAGGGACATTGCCCCATAGCGGGACTCGACCAGGCGATCAATGCGAATTTCTTCCTGGCGACGGCCCTTCTTACCCTGGGTTACTTCGCGGCGGTATCGCTCCAGCGCTTCGGCAAGCGTTGTCTGCTCGGCCTCCCGGAGATCGACGAACCGAGCCCGGGACATATCGCCTTCGATTTCAGCCGCCCAGCGTTGCGCCTCCGCCTTCGTATCGAAGGTGGCCGACAGTGCCGGGTGTCCTTTGCGTCGGATCTGGGCGCGCCATGCGTCGCCGCGCTTGATGTAGGTAGCCATAACCGGGAGTTTAGCTGGGTAACGATGGTGCAGCGAGTGCACCCGTTACACCAAAATTGCACCAAATAGCCCGGAAATGAAAAAGGTCCCAGAGGCGCAAACCCCTGGGACCCTTGATATATGGCGGAGAGATAGGGATTTGAACCCTAGGAGCCATTGCTGACTCAACGGATTTCGAATCCGTCTCTCAGGCGTGAAGTTAGAGCGGTGCACCTGCTGAGACCCGCTCCAGGCCCTCATTTCAACGAAGCGTGCCCCAACACGAACCCACATGGTTTGGTGCAGTCGGTGCACCAGATTTGCACCACGCTCTCCTTCCTTTATATAGCTGATAAAATCAGGTCACCGACTCCTTCTAACACTCTCTTTGCAGAAAGCCTGGAGATAGCCATGAAAGTCCCATACAGAGGGAAAGTCAGTGTTCAGCTTCTGAACGCTTCCGGTAAGGAAACCTTCTCCTTCATCACTGAAGAGGCGGAAGTCGATTACAAGGTCAAGGCAGAAAAGCTGGAGCATTCAGTTTTGAGCGTCTCCCTGCGCCGGCTAACCGAGCACCCTACAGGCTTTCAAGATGGACTACCGACCCGGGCTGTGATCGGCTTTGGGGGAGAAGAAATTGAGCTCGGCTTCATTTCAGTGAGCGGTGATCAACACGGGCTCTCTGACGTTATGGCTGGCAGTGTTGATCTGGCCGTTCAATTCGGCCTGATCGAAGACCCTAGCCTGGCGCGCAGCAGGGCATAGCATCACCGCGGAGCCAGGCACACAGTCCTGACGTAGTGCTGCAACGCCCTCAGGGCTGCTTGGTCGGCGATGATGCCGGCTCGGACGTCGAGAACGTTGCGTCCAGCTTCTGGAGAGAGTTCGACGGTTCCTGCATGGTCCACGCTGGCGGCGCCGGGGGCTGCGGGCACACTGCCGGGATTGGCTGGACAGTTGGCTGCGACACGCACCCCGCCGCCGCGAGCAAGCTTGCCGCGCAGCACATCATTCTCAGCTTGTGCATCCTTCAATTCCTTCGTGTGCTTGCGGTCGAGATCGACCACGGCCTGCTGGGCTTCTTGCTGCTTGGCCAGGGCCAAGGTGACCTGCTGGGCAGCGGCCTTTGAGATGGCGGTCAGGTCTGCCTGGTGCGCCTTGCTCTCTCGCTCGGTCGCTGCTTCAGCCCGGGCCACCCTCCCCTCCAGACGCCAGCCATTGAGGACCCAGCCGAAGCAGGCCCCCATGGCAAGCAGCACGACAACGGCGCCAGCGATGAGCCAGGCCCTGTACTGCTGGAGGGCGCCCATCACTTCACCAGTTCGAGCAGGCGCCGGAAGATTGGCTTCACCTGTTCTTTGCCGACGTCGTAGCCAGCATCGTTGGGGTGAACGCCGTCGTTCGTCAGGCCGTTCTTGATCTGGTCTTGTCCGGCAGCATCGCGGGTGCCGGTCAGTGCAGCGGCGAAGCCCTTGATGACGATCCCGGCAGAGACCTTCGGCAGCCAGGCCGCATTGAAGTCGCGGCGTATCTGATCGTTGGCGCCGACGTTGCGGTATCCGGTGTTTACCGGCGTTGCCTCGGGCATGATTACGATTGGTCGCAGACTCGCAGCCTGGAGCGCGGAGAAAACCCGGCCCAGGGAAGCCTTCAGCCGGCGCAGTGCTGCAGCGCTCAGGCCGCTTCCGGCGGTGACGTCATTACCGGACCAGGGCGAATAGGTCACGATGGTCGGGCGCACTACGGCGACGTGATCGGCGAAAAACCGGCTGTACACGTCCGGG